AGAAGCAGAGGAGCTACTCATGGCGGAATCCGCCAACGAAACGCCCGCCGAGGTCACTGAGACCAAGGTGGAAGCCACGGCGACCGTCGTCGTGGACGCCCCCAAGGTCGATGCCGCCGAGAGCGACGCGCTCAAGGCAACCATCGAAACCCTCACCAAGAAAGTTGACGACATGCAGAAGGTCATTGCGACTCGCGAGAGCCGTGCCCCGGCTGTCCACGTTGTTGAAGACATCCGCAGCGAGCGGGTGATCGAGGCGGCTCTGTGCCTTCAGGGCGGTCTGCCCAACGCCGATAAGGCGTTTGACGACCGGACGCTGGAAGCGGCCCACAAGGCTCGTCGGACCACCAGCATCGGCGAAGTGCTGATCGAGGCTGCCCGTGCCAACGGCTACACCGGCTCGGCTCGGATCTCGGCTGGCAATTGCGAGCCGGTTCTCAAGGCGGCGTTTGCCACGCAGGACATCAGCAACCTGCTGTCTGCCGTGGTCAACAAGTTCCTGCTCAACGGCTTCAACGCCGTCGAGAGCGTTTGGCAGGACGTTTCTGCTGTTCGCAACGTGAACGACTTCAAGGCGATCAACCTCTTCCGGTTGAACGGCTCGTTCAAGTTTCAGAAGGTCGGCAACGCCGGCGATCTGAAGCTGGCGCAGGGTTCTGACTACAAGCGGTCGCTGAACGCCGAGACCTACGGCATCAGCACCAGCCTGACCCGTCAGGACATGATTAACGACGACTTGAACGCTCTCTCGCAGATCCCGCAGCGGATCGGTCGTGGTGCGGCTCTGTCGCTCAACGAAGTGATCTGGGGCGAGTTCCAGGGCAGCAACAGCAGCTACTACCAATCGGTGTCGGCGGGTTCCGGCAACGCTCTGTCGTTCGACAGCCTCTCGGCTGCCACGACTGCGTTCCGCAAGCTGAACGATCCCGATGGCAACCCGCTGTCGATTCCTCCCCGCGTGCTCCTCGTTCCGCCGGAACTTGAGCTCACCGCTGCTCGTCTCATGACGACATCGGCGCTCATCGCTTCCTCGCTCGGCAGCACGTCGAGCAAGGTGGTCGAGCCGTCGGCGAACGTCCTGGCTGGTCGGTATCGGGTGCTGGTCAGCAACTACCTGACGTCTGCTTCGACGTGGTGGCTGCTTGCCGACGCTGCCGATCTTCCGGCTCTTGACGTCGTGTTTCTGAACGGTCAGCAGGCTCCGACCATCGAGCAGATGGCCCCTGACTACCAGAACCTCGGCGTGATGATGCGTGGCTACATGGACTTCGGCGTCACCAAGGCCGAGCCGCTGTCGTGCCTCCGCATGGCGACCGCTTGAGCCTAACGAATGCAAACCGTGACCGCCGGGCGGGAGACGAAACCCGCCCGGCGGCATGACGACTCAAACCTTCAAACCAAAGAAACGAGGTGATTTCCATGGGCTTTGCTCAGGCTTATCAGTGTGATCCAGACCATATCGACTACACGCCGTCCTCGGCTGTCGGCGTTGGCGACGTGGTGCAGCTCGGCGATCTGTTCTGCATCGCTGATCGTCCGATTCCGGCGAACGTCAAGGGTGCTCTCGCCGTTGAAGGCGCGTTCATTCTTCCCAAGGCGAGCGGCAGTGCGATTGGCGCTGGCGTTACCGTCTACTGGGATGCCACCAACAACGTGATCACCGCCACGGCTGGCAGCAACAAGCGTGCTGGCAACGCCATCGAGGCTGCTGCCTCGGGTGACGTTCTTGTGAAGGTGGCGATCAACTACGTCGGCTAGTCCCGTCCCGTCCCACCTGCAAGCCGCCGGCCAGCGCGTTTTCATCCTTTCCGCCTGGCCGGCGGTCTTGTAGCCAGAGGTGCCCATGTCCGACCTACTCGCCAGCGGTGCAGCGTGGCTCGCCGGTCAGTTGGCGGCGGGTGCGTCTCGGTCTGTCCGCTACTCTCGAGGTGCGGACTACGGAACGGTCAGCGCCACGATTGGCACAAGCCGGTTTGAGGCTCAAGGCACCAGCGGCGTGATTGAGCAGTGGGAGTCGCGTGACTTCGTTATCAAGGCTGGCACGCTCCCTTTTGGTGAGCCACTGCGGCATGACAAGATTGTGGACACGATCAACGGCGTTGACATCACCTACGAGGTGACGAGCCCGCGTGGCGTCCCGGTGTTCCATTACGGCGACGCATTCAGGCAGACGGTGCGAGTCCACACGATTGCCACTGCCGAGGCGTCGCAGGTCACTCCGACGCTCAGACGTCGCTTCTGGGGCTCGTTTGCTGCCGAGACGATTACGGACGCACAGATCGTCGCCAGCCTCGCTAATGACCTTGGAGGCTCTCGGGCACAGTCGAGGACGATTGCTGCACAGACTGCGTATATCTATGTCGTCCTGCCGACGAGTTTTGGCGTACCGACGTTTGCCGTCAGCGGTCTGACGTCGTCCGCCTGGGAGACGACGCAGCGGACGATCACGTTCAGCGGTCAGGCGGCGACGAGCTACGGCATCTATCGCTCAACGTATCCGATCACCGGCACCGTCAATCTGGTGGTCACATGACGCAGATTCGAGGCACTAACGTACTGGCTCCGGTCGTGCCGTTTGACACGACTGACCAATTTGCCACGCACTACGCACTGTACGGAAAAGGTGGATACCGCAGCGTTTCAAACACAACAGAGAGAGACGCGATCACGCTCCTACGGAGAGAGCCTGGGATGCTTGTCTATGTCTCTGCGACCGGACTGATCTATCGACTTGAAAGCGACCTGACGACGTGGACGGCGCTTGAACAATCAATCACAGACGGGGGCTCCTACTGATGGCAAACACTATTCGCATCAAGCGTCGGGCAAGTGGTGGCGGCACTGGAGCCCCTGCGAGCCTTCAGAATGCGGAGCTCGCATTCAATGAACAGACGAACGTGCTGTATTACGGCACGGGCACGGGAGGCTCGGGCGGCTCTGCGACTAGCGTCATCGCAATTGGTGGCAGTGGTGCGTTTGCCACGCAAGCCTACGTGGCATCTGCCGTGGCTGGCGTGTCCGTTGACCTGTCTGGCTACGCTGCGCTCGCTGGTGCGTCATTCACCGGCAACGTCGTGGTCGGTGGCAATCTGACGGTAAACGGCACCACGACGACGATCAACTCGACGACGCTGACCACTGCCGACAAGAACATCGAGCTAGCCAAGGGCTCAACTACTGACGCAGCTGCTGACGGTGGCGGCATCACAATTCACGCCGCGGCTGACTACACGTTTAACTGGGTGGCGAGCACCTCGGCCTGGACGTCGTCCACGCACGTCGATCTGGCCAGCAGCAAGGCGTACAAGATCGCCGGCACAAACGTACTCACGGCTACGGCCCTCGGTTCTGGCGTGACGTCGTCCAGCCTGACGAGCGTTGGCGCTCTGTCGAGTGGTTCGCTCGCTGCTGGATTCACCGCTGTTGGCGTCGGTCAAGGCGGAACGGGTCTCACGTCTGCCGTTTCTGGTCTGCTCAAGGGAAACGGCTCGGCGTACTCGGCTGCGACGGCGGGAACGGATTATCTCGATGGCAACTCGACACTTGACTGCGGGACGTTTTAAGCGTGGCGAACACGATTCAACTACTGCGCTCAACGACCGCTGGCAACAAGCCCGCTTCGCTTGTCTCTGGACAGATAGGGATCAACGAGGCGGACGGGCGGCTGTGGTATCGCGGAGTCGGTGGCACCGTTACGCCGCTGCCGTCTGTGGTGAGCTACGCAACCACGGCATCGTTCCCGGCGACAGGGCTGGCTGGACTTCTGTACCTAAGCTCTGACACATCGAAACTGTATCGCTGGGAATCAACGATATACGTCGAGGTCGCTTCTGTGGCGACGAGCGTGTCTGCCAGTGACATCACCTCGGGCAGGTTGGATGATGCTCGTCTTAGCTCGGCAATCGCCACTTATGCAGGCATAGCCACGGCGTGGAATCAACCATCGGCATCGCTGGACATTTATCCGCGTGGAGAGGCTGGCAGTGCAGGCATCGCACAGGGCTCTGGAACAATTTATTGGACCTTCTTCACACCTTCGGCAACGATCACCGTATCGTCAATAACGATGGTCTCAGGAACCACGGCGGCGTCTGGCCTGACGCTTGCGAGAATGGGCTTGTACACGTTTGACGAAACCACGGCCACGCTTGTGGCGCGGACGGCATCCGACACTACGCTCTTCGGCACCGTCAGCACCGCGTACCAGCGCAGCCTGTCTACAACTGGCGGATACCCAGCCACCTACACCCTCAACGCTGGAAGTCGATACGGGGTCGGTGTTATTTGCGTTGGCACGACCGCACCTCTGTATTCGGGCCGCTTGATGAACGCTGGCGTATCTGGCCTCACGCCGCGATGCAACGCAGCGTTGGCATCGCAAACCGACCTCGTCACGTCAAGCAGTTTGGCGACAGCACAGGGGCAACCGTGGGCGAGGCTAACGTGACCGTCACCACCACCTACATCGGCGTCGTTGACGGCATGCACACGTACGAAGTGCGTGACGATTCAGGCACGATCATCGGCTGCAACCGCTGCCCATACCCGCCATGCCCAGGCGAGGGCTGGGTGTTGGACGAGGCGAACTGCGTGTGGATTGAGGCATAGCCGGTCTTTCGGCGACCCTGTGCGGCGACAATCGCCAGCCGAGGTGCCGCGATGTCCAACACGTTCTCATTACTGCCCGGCCAGCTTGACGTCACCTTTGTGGTTGGCGATGAAGTCAATGTCGCCATTAATCTGGGCGTGAACATCACCGGCTACACGCTTCAATCGGTAGTCTACGTGGCGAGCACGGGCGGCTTCCAAGGTGGCGGCGGCGGCACTGTTTCGACTGTAGGTGCGACGGCTGCAACGCCAACGATTCAAGTGGTGACTGCGTCCACCGGATCGATCATCTGGAGTTTGACGGAAGTGCAGACGGCATCGCTGACGCCAGCGTACAAGTACCTCTGGTATCTCCGCTGGATTACGCCTAGCACGACGATGACGAGGACGATCTTGGCTGGCAGCTGTATCCCGAGGGCACCGGGCGCATGAGTGAGATTACAGTCTCGGTCGTCGGCTCAACCACGATCAATCCGACAGTTGGCAACGGCGACACGGTCAACGTCACGATTGCATCTACCGGCGAGCGTGGACCTACCGGATCGCAGGGCGCTGCTGGCCCTGCCAACTCACTGACGATAGGTACGGTAAGTCAGGGTGCTGCTGCTGCCACGCTAACCGGCACGGCACCCAACCAGGTGCTGAATCTGGTTCTCCAGAAAGGCGACTCCGGCACGCCGGCCACGAACATCGAGTTGCAGGCCACTGGCACGCACATCCAGTGGCGTCTCGTCGGTGCGTCAACGTGGACGAATCTCGTTGCATTGTCGGCAATCACGGGACCGACAGGCAGCACGGGAGCCGCTGGCACTCCAGTGGAGTTGCAGGCCACCAGCACGTACATTCAGTGGCGATACGTTGGCGGCACAAGTTGGACGAACGTCGTCGCGCTGTCGTCGCTTGTCGGTGCTACGGGTGCCACTGGCGCGACTGGACCGCAAGGACCAGCGGGCACGGTCAACCTATCCGACGAGACGCCGCAGCCGCTTGGCGTGGCGAATGCTGGCACGGCACTGTCAGCAGCTCGAGCTGACCACGTCCACGCCGTTGGCTCAATCACATACTCATCGCTTTCTGGCATCCCATCGACGTTTGCCCCATCGGCCCACTCGCACGCTGTGAGCGACGTGACGGGGCTACAGACGGCCTTGGATGGCAAGCAGGCAAGTGGCACATACGCCACGCTGGTGGGCGGGACGGTGCCATCATCGCAACTGCCAAGCTATGTAGACGATGTCATCGAATACTCGGCGCTCAGTGCATTCCCATCGACAAACGATGGCGGGAAGATTTTTGTCGCCCGAGACACGGGAAAAATCTACCGCTGGAGCGGCTCGACGTACATCGAGATCTCGCCTTCGCCTGGCTCGACTGACAGCGTGACGGAGGGCAGTACAAACCTGTACTACACCAACGCTCGCGCTGCTTCTGCGGCTCCCGTGCAGGCCGTCAACAGCAAAACCGGCGCGGTCTCGCTGACCTACTCTGACGTTGGTGCCGCTGCATCGAGCCACAAGCATTCACTCGCAGACATTTCACAGTCTTCTGCGACGAGCGGTCAGGTGCCAACGTGGAGCGGAACTGCGTGGACTCCTGCAACGCCTAGTGCCGGTGGAGTGACCAGCGTTGCGGGACAGACCGGCACGGTGACGCTTGCCCAACTAGCGTCATCCGGCACCGCGTCATCCACGACGTTCCTCAGAGGCGACGGTGCGTGGGCTGCGGCAGGCTCGACGGATGCCTCGTCGCTCGCGTCTGGCACCGTTCCCGCTGAGAGGTTGCCGCTAGCGACAACGAAGGCGGCTGGTGCGGTGATTGTCGGCAGCGGCCTGTCAATTACTGCTGGCGGCGTTCTATCGCGAGTGAAGTACGATCCGGCAGACGCGCCGGGTGCGCCAAGCGGCATATCATTCAACAATTCCAACGGTCTGTTGTCGTGGAACGCAAGCCCCGGCGGGGTCGCAACCAATTACGAGGTTCAGCGGTCTGCTCACGGAACTGAGGCGTACTCCGTACTCTCCACTACCAGCGGGTTGTCGCTTTATCTCAGCAATTACCTAGGTGCGTGGAACAGCGACGACAAGTTTCGTATTCGCGGCCTGAACGCCGACTCGCTGCCCGGTGCGTGGGGCTATCAAGAGGGTGCCGTGCCGGGGGGCGGCGGCACCGGCAGCGTGGTGGAGGTGGCTACATACTCTGCACTGCCGTCACCGGGCGAAGCTGCGACAATCTATATCATCCTGAACACATCAAAAATCTTCAGATATGATGTTGCAGGCTCGACGTATGTCGAACTCTCTCCAGACGGTTCTGTCGACGGCCTGCTCCGATCTTTGTTCAGGCCCGGCCCGCCGACATCCGTCACGGCGACGGCGGGCAACGCTCAAGCGACCCTGTCGTGGACGGCCCCGACAGGAACAATCGCACAGGCACCAGTAACTGACTATGTTGTCCAGTATTCCACGAACTCTGGTTCGTCGTGGAGTACTTTTTCCGATGGCACATCGACGGCAACTAGTGCGATTGTGACGGGCTTGCAAAACGGCACCTCGCACACGTTCCGCGTGGCTGCGACAAACGTCCTCGGCACTGGGACTTATTCCACACCGTCGGCTGCGGTGACGCCGAGTGCAGGTGGCTCAGACCCCAGCATATCCAGCGTATCGCTCCTGCTTCACATGGAGGGAGCGACGCTCGTCGATAGCAGCACCAATAACCTCACTGTGACTGCGTTGGAGGACGGTCGCGCTCCAACGAATCCGTATCTGGTCACGACTGAGAAGAAATTTGGATCGAAGTCGTTTTACGGCAGTGGAGCCAGTTACTCAGTAAATGCGGAAACGCAGACATCATCCGCTCTTGGATTTGGTACAGGCGATTTCTGCATCGAGGGCTGGGCTTTTCACAAGTTTGCCGACTCCGGATTGTCATATTTGTTTTACTTTACCAACGGCGTGTTTGTTGCCATACAACGAGTTGATGGTGTCCCGCAGTTGCGCATAAACAACGGAAGCTGGCTGTACACTGATGGCACTGCCGTGCCCAATGCCCAGTGGAACTACATCGCCGTCTCGCGGACAAGCGGGCAACTCAATGCCTATGTCAATGGCACGCGAGTGCTTTCTGCTGCCGATACTCGCGACTACGGTTCGAGCAGCAAGTTCTATACGGCGATTAATTTCAACGGATATGTGGACGAGATTCGCGTCACGAAGGGCACGAATCGCGGAATGACAGGTGCCACTATCGACGTGCCCACGGCAGCGTTCCCCGATTCATGACGAGGTAGCACATGGCACTCTCTTTTCCAAGCTCGCCCAGTGTGGGCCAGACCGCCACGGTCAACTCGCGGCAATATGTATACGTTGGAAACAACGTCTGGGAACTCGTTGCAGTGAGCGGCGGGATCAACCCTATGATTCGCACTATTCTGTTCGGGATGTAAGGCATGGCAAATCCAAACCTCGGCTCGGCTGCAAACGTCTTTGCCAACAACGCCTCGTTGTCGCTCACCTCGACGAGCGCGACGTTGCTTGTCAGCAACGCGGCGAGCAGCGGCAAAGTCTATGTGTTGGACGGCATCACCGTTGCCAACATTGACACTGCCAACGCCGTGACTGTGACGGTGACGTTCTACCGCACTGCCGACAACAGCGGCACCGCTTACGAGTTGGCGTCCACGGTGAGCGTGCCAGCAAACGCCAGCGTGATCGTCGTTGACAAGGCACAGGGCATCTCGCTGCTTGAGGCCCAGTCGATCTACGCGACGGCGGGCACGGCGTCAAAGCTCAAGATCAACGCCTCGTGGAAGGAACTCTCGTAATGCGTCCACGCGGCGGCATTATCGGCGCGAGCATCACGCCCACGCAGACGGCGGCGAGCGGCGTATGGACTGTCCGCGAGGCCGATGCGTATGCACGCAGCGGTGCGTGGCCTGCACTTCCCGGTGCGCCTACGAGCGTGAGTGGAACGGCTGGCAACGCGCAGGTTGCTCTGACATGGACGGCACCGTCGGCTACTGGTGGTAGCTCGATCACTGACTACACGGTGCAGTATTCGAGCAACAGCGGCAGCAGTTGGACGACGTTCACGCGGTCGGCTTCCACTGCTGCTAGCGCGACAGTGACAGGACTGACAAATAGCACGGCATACATTTTTCGCGTGGCGGCTGTTACGGGTTACGGCACTGGAGCTTTCTCGGCGGCGAGCAGCAGCGTTACGCCTACCGCTGCGAATTCATTTTCGGCTGTGCCAGCCGGGTGGACAGGATCGGGAACCAGCGGAATCCCAGTTACTCCAAACGCTGGTTTTTCGACACAAAAAACACTTACAGCAGGAGTCTCTGGCACATTGCGGATCACTGGCTCTGTTCGCGTTGATGTTGACGATACGTGTGGAGTCATTCAAGTGAACGGAACGACTGTGAAGACATTCTCTTCGCTAGGAACTGACACTGCGCAGTCTGTGAATATTTCACAAACAATCAGTGCAGGTCAAAACGTAGTGTTCACTGCGTGGAATGGTGCGCAATACTCAAATTGGGGAACAAACCTACAGATTTGGATCGCATGAAGCACCTCCTCCTCGACATCCTGCTCACGTCCGCCGTCACCGGCTTCGTCCTGTGGCGTTGGTCGATGCTGCTACCTCGCGTCCTGCGAGCGGTTCAGCCGGTGGCGTCTGCGGTGTTTGAGCGGCGACGAGAGATCAAGGCACTGCAAGAGGAGCCAGCGAGATGAGCAGCGTCCTCCGAAGCATCGCCGACAGCCTGGCCGCGGGCCTTCAGTCCGTAACGTGGGCCATTCCGTCCACCACTGTCGAACGTCGGAACTGGGTGAACGTGGACGTAGACGCGATGAGCGTGCCTCAAGTGTTCGTCGTTCCTGGTAGTGCGGACATGACGCGGGTCAGCAGGACGCACATGCAGATTGACTACACGGTCAACGTGTTTGTCGGTCGTCAGGCTCACGCGGATTCCGACGTTGACTTGATGATGGATCTAGCAGACTCCGTGTCGCTGCAAGTGCGAGCACACTACTTTCAGGGAGTTACGTGGCCGGCTGGCGTAACGAGCCCGCAGGCAGTCAGCATTGACTTGAATCCCGACGACGCTCTTGCGGAGCGGAACGTCTGGCGTGCGGTGATCACGGCGACGTACAGGGTGTTTGAGAGCAACGTGCTTCCGTAGGAGGCTGCTATGCCGTCGATGCTTTCTGGCATGAGCCGGGCATTTATCCGCCCCGGCATGATCGGCGGCAATCGCCGCGAGATGTCATCGGCTACGCTCGGCAGGCTCCAGCTGCGGGCGAGCATTCGCGGGAACTTCTTTGACAAGGCGAAAGCACAAAGGCTGATCGGCAAAATGAACGCCAGAGTGTTGTCGCTGCTTGGCAGGGACATCATGCAGGAGGCGAAGAAGGGCATTGGCCAGACTAGGCCAAAGACATCAGCCGCAGCTAGGAAACGTCTTGGTCGTGGAAAACCTGTGGAGTTCGTCGGCGGTCTGTACCTAGACATCACGGCGTATGGGTCTGGAGAGCCAAGGGCAGCAGGAAACCCGATCAAGTCTTGGGCACCAAAAAGGTGGTTTTACAAAGACATCATCTACAAGCTTGATGCCGCTCGCATGACCGCCGTGATCGGCACCTACAAGACGGCACCGTGGATGGCCCAGCTGCACCAGATGGGCGGTGCGGTGAAGCAGACGGCGTGGCGTATCGGGGTGGGCGCGGCACGGAATGCGTACCTACGGAAGTCGGCTGGCAGGAGCGGTGCAGGGCGTGACGCTACCGGGCGTTTCACCAAGGGTCAAAGCCTCGGGCCGCAACGCAACCAGTACGAATACGGTGCGTTGATGTGGCAGATCGACAAGGCTGGAAAATTCAAGGGTTCTAGGAATTGGGAACGCACCACGATGACCCGTATGGCACGCTACCCAGCCCGCCCGTACATGGCTGGCTCTAAGCGTGTAGACGCTGCCGTTGCGAAAGCTAACGAGAAATGGCGGAACATGCTGGCGAGAAACTAGCCACGGCACACCCGGTCTAGTTTCCGCCATGCTGCCCATACCGTGAGCAAACCAGCCGCACCGCTGGCACTCGCACACAAGGGCACCACATGCCAGCATCTCCTCCTTCGGTCACGATCACGCTCGGCAAGGACGTGACCGTCACGGGCGTCACCAACGCTCGCTCTGCCACCGTCACGAACTCGGCTTCGGACGTTGACGTCACCAAGTTTGGCGACACAAGCCGCAAGTTCCGCAAGGCTCTCATCGAGCAGACGATTGAGCTTGAGTGCGTTGACGCTCCAGGCGTCAGCATCGGCGGCACGTTCACAATCGGCGGCACGCAGACCGGCAACGCCACCTACGTCGTCACGAACATCGCTCAGAGCCAGCCGCTTGACGGCATCATCACCTACACCGTTTCCGGCAGCCGCACGACCGTTTCTGCCTAACACACACAGGGAACCGCACACATGGCTATTACTCTTGGCAAAGACGCAGGCTCCGCTCCTCCGTTTGGCACAGGCGTCATCTCGGCGACCTACACGGAGGAGTGCGAGACGATCGACATCTCCAACCGTTCCAACATCGGCGGTTCGTCGGGTGCTCCTGGCCGGAAGGTTAGCAAGGCCGGATTCATTACGAAGACGTGGGAAATCGAGTGCCATGACCCGACCGGACTGATCACAAGCCTTGAGGCGTCTGGCTCATCGTTCTCTGTCATGAGCGTGACGGAGAATATCGGCGTGGATGGTGCTGTGACGTTCAACGTGACGGCCAAGGAATTCACCTGATGGCGATCACGCTGGGGAAGGATTGCACCATCTCTCTCGATGGTGGCTACATCGCCAGCGCTCGCAACGTGACGCTGACAGAGTCGGCTCGCACCATCGAAGTCAATCCGTACGGCAGCCGGTACGCAGCTACCTACAGCACGGGCTACGAATGCACGGTGAGCGTTGAGCTCAACGACGTCGAGGGGCTTGGCACGGCATTCCAACGAATGCACACGGGCGGCACGTTCATGGTCAATGGCGGTGCCGCTGGGTTCTCGTTCCTGGCCGTGCTAACCGGAATCACCGAGACAGACCCCGTGGATGGCGTGGCGACGTTCACGCTCGAGGGCAAGATGACCGACCCGAGGCTTGTGAGGTAGCAGATGCGTGAGTTCAGGGACGACCAGGGCAGGCCGTGGCAGGTGGCGTTGACCGTTGCTTCTGCGCTGCGTGTCCGCGACAACGTCACCGTTGACGTCGTGAACGAGCAGACCGGCGAGCGGAAGACCGTGCCATTCGACATGGTCGATGCCGCCAACATCTCGCAGACCTTCCAAGTGCTGCGAAGCCAGTACGCCAAGATCGGCGAGATCCTTTACGCACTGCTTACCAAGCAAGTCGAGACCAAGGGACTGAGCAGAGAAGACTTCCTTGACGGTCTGCGTGGCGATTCTTTGGACGCTGCGACGAAAGCACTTGAGGCAGAGCTTGTCGATTTTTTCCCGCAGCGCCTCCGCAAGATGATCTCGTTGCTCGCTCAGAAAATGGACGAGGTCGCAAACGAGATGCTGGGTCGAGCGGAGGCGGGACTGGAGAAGGCGACGATCGAGAGTCTGGCAGGAGCGTCTGGGACGCAATCTGGGAAGCCGCAGGAATCCTCGGAGTCCATCCCGGCAAGTGGACCGTCAGACAACTCTTCGCCGCTCGCGACAGCCGCCTAGAGCATCAGTGGTGGCATACCGCCAACCTGTTGGCACAGGCAGCGAATATAAACCGAGACAAGCACAGCCCAAGAGTCGATCCGCGAAAACTCAACCCATACGCCAGACAGCCAAAGCCGAGACAAGCCACGCCGGAAGATCTCGCTAGGCTGTTCGGCAAAGATTGGCAGAAGCACGTATGAGCGCGGGAGCAGTCAGAGCCGGCGGCGTGTTCGTTGAGATCGGTGCCGATCCGAGAAAGTTCTTCTCGGCGCTCGGCAAGGTCAACGGGCAGATTGGCAAGCTTGGAGCGTCAATGTCGTCCGCTGGGACGAAAATGGCTGCGATGGGCGCAGGCATCGTCGGCCCGATCTTTGCGTCTGCGATGGCATTTTCCAACGTAGGCAGTGCGCTCAATGACATGAGCAAGCGCACGGGCGTGGCATCGGAATCGCTGTCTGTGTTGCAGTTTGCAGCTGAACAGACCGGCACAGACATGGCTGGCGTTGAAACAGCACTCAAGAAGATGCAGAAGGCCATCTTCGCAGCTGGCAACGGAAGCGAAGAGGCTGCAAAAGCTCTTGCTTTAGTTGGGCTGTCTGCTGCGGATTTGTCTGGGCTCTCAGCTGACCAGCAGATTGGGAAGATCGCCGACGGGTTGATGGCGATTCAAGACCCTGGCACGCGGGCCGCAGTTGCCATGCAGATATTTGGCAAGTCTGGCACTGACATCCTGCCGATGCTGGAAGGCGGCTCTGCTGGCATGGCAGCTTTTGCAGCCGAGGCAAAGCGGCTTGGGCTCGTCATGGACTCTGACACGGCTGCAAAGGCTGACGCACTCGGGGACGCAATCGACGCCGTAAAAGCGTCAATGAAAGTGGCATTTATCCAAGTTGGTGGGGCTGTGGCACCGATGCTGACGCAGCTGGCGCAGGGGCTCGCCATCGTCGCCGCAAATGTCGGGAAGTTCATCAGCGAAAATCAGGCGCTTGTGGTGTCAGTACTCAAGGGCGGTGCGGCTCTTGTGATGATTGGCAGCGGCGTGGGTGTGCTTGGGCGCTCTATCAGCCTGGCGTCTGTGTCGTTTAGCACTCTTGGAAAAGCAGCCTCACTGGCTGTGTCTCCGCTGACGATGCTGATCGGCAGCGCCAGCGGCGTTGCCAAGAGCTTCACGATGGCGATGCCGCAGACGCTCAAACTGGCGAACACAATCGGTTCCTCAATGCTTGGTGCGTCGGCGTCAGTCGTGTCATTCGCGTCAACGGCTGGAAGTTCACTCGCTGGATTTGCTGTGTCAGGGATACGCAGCGTTACGTCGTACGGAAATGCTTTGCAAGGTGTGTTTGCAAGTCAGTTTCGTATTGCACGGTTCATCGGGCAGTCGTTTGGCGAAGCAGCGGTCACGGCGTTTTCCAAGACGGCAATGTCAATCGGCGTGGTCAAGTCGGCAGTGAACTCAATCGGCAAGCCGTTAGTGTCGGCTGGTCGCGGCGTCCTTTCTCTCGCTGTTCAGATTGGGCAGCTTGCAATGCCGTTGGCGTCAGTGGCCGGGTCAGGCATGTCACGATTCGTGTCTGACATCGCTGGCGGCCTAGCGTTCACATACAAGTCTTTTGTTTGGTGGGCTACTGGTGCGTCAGCACGGATGGCACAGTACGCCGCGAGCCTTGCGGGTGCTACGGGCAAGACGATCGCGTCAACCGCTGCGATGTCGGCAGCTTGGCTCGGCACGGCTGCTCGCGGCGTGGCTGCGTTTGTAGGCTCTGCCGTTGCTGGGATCGGTACATACCTTGCCGCCACAGTGTTGGCTGTTGCCGGCTCTGTGGCGTCTGCCGCTGCGGTGGCAGCTGCGTGGCTGGCACCGCTGGCACCGCTGCTGCTCTTGTCTGCTGCCGCTGTTGGCGTCGGCGTTGCCGTCAAGCAGTTTGGCCCGCAGATCGCCGGTGCTTTCTCTGGGCTGGCTGGCTACGTGACCGAGGCTGGCGGTGCCATAGCTGGCGGCTTCTCGACCGCCGTCTCTGATGGCATCGTCGTCCTGGGCGACCTCGCCAAGACTGCCACGACCACATTCAACGGCGTCTACGAAGCCGTCGCTGCTGGTGATCTGTCCGGTGCAATGGACGTTCTGTGGGCTGGGCTCGTCGCAGGCTGGCTGCGTGGCACTGAAGCGCTGATGTCTTACGTTGACCCGTGGGTGGCAGCGTTCCAAGACGTCTTTACTAACATCGGCTCTGGCGTCGTCATCGCGTGGGACAAGCTCTACACCGACTCCGCTGCGATCTTGAACACGATGGGAGCCTTCATCATGGGCTTCTTTGACAACATCGCCAACGGCGTCATGGCGACGTTCGACAACCTCGTGGCTGGCATCCAGATCGCGTGGACTCGAGTTCAGGGATTCATCACGGGTGCCAAGGACACGAAGGAACGAGTGCAGAAGATTAAGGACGCCAACGCCGCTCGAGCAGAGCAGCGGATGCAGGAGCGACCTGGCGTGAACGCTCGCACAGACAAGGCTGCGGCAGAGAACGCACAGGCTGAGACGCAGAGGCAGCAGCGAGTTGGTGCCATCATGTCTGGTGCCGAGGCCGACAAGGCTGCAAGGCAGGCAGAGAATCAAAAGCGAGCCGACGACAGGCGTGCTGGAGTCGTGGCGGCAGAGGCCGTGCTTGGTGACTTGACGGCGAGAAAGCAAATCGAACGTGACGCAGCCAAGAAAGCGGCGGAAGAAATCGCAGCCACGACCGGAGCATCTGCGGCGTCTCCAGGCGAGAAGTCTGCGACGGCTGGTGCTGGTGCCGCTGGTGCTGAATCTGCCGTGAGCATGGGTACTGTCGCTGGCACGTTCTCGTCAACGAATCTCGGGCAGATATTTGGCGGAAGTTCGTTCGCAGAACGTACCGCGAAAGCTGCGGAAGAGACGGCGAGGAATACCCGCAAGATTGACGACGGTGGAAAGGTGGCAGCGTAATGGCAGATCTCGTCTGGGTAGAAGACGGCGATTCCCGGCAGGCGACGATTGTCCGCAAGGGAAAAAAGGCGACGTCGTCGTACGTTAAGAGCTACAAGGTCTTTGGCACTGCTGACGACACGGTGCTTCACTCCGACATCAATACGCAGGTCAGCGCCTACGGTCGATACTGGCAGTACCCTGGCGTGCCGAGCATGCAGCTGATGGCAGAGTCTTACTCTGTCTCGTTCCTCGGCGACAACGCTTGGCAGGTCACGATCAACTACTCAAAGGACGGTGCCGAGGATGGCACTGAGCCTCTGAAGCGTGCTCGGTCTTTTGACACGACCGGCGGAACGCAACACATCACGCAGGCGTGCTCTGTCGGATCTGGCGGCACGCTGGACTTTGAGAAACGGTTCCCGTCGTCCGCCACCAACATGAGCGGTGCGATTGGCGTTGATTCAAACGGCGTCAACGGCGTTGATGTTGTTGTTCCGCAGCTTCAATGGCAAGAAACGTATGACGTGCCAAACACCTACGTGACAAGTGGTTGGATTCGTGGCGTGGCAGGAGTCACTGGCACGACGAACAACGCCTCGTTTCGAGGCTTTGACGCTGGCGAGGTATTGTTCATGGGATGCAGCGGATCGCAGGAATGGGACGACCAAAAGGGCAAAGGACCGTGGTCGCTCTCGTTTCGATTTGTGGCGTCAAAGAACGTGACCGGCCAGACCATTGGCAGTATCAGCGGCATTGAAAAGAAGGGTCACGAATATCTGTGGGTGCGGTATGAGGACTCTGTAACCAGCAACACGCTGCTAAAGCAGCCCAAGGCTGTTTACGTGTCTAAGGTCTACAAGGATTCAGACTTCTCGCTGCTTGGCATAGGAACCACCTAATGCCTCGCCCAGACGGACGCCTAGAGCCTGGACAGCCGATACGAGGTGCAATCTCAGCACGGGCGTGGAATCGAGCGCAGGACGCCGCCGACTTGGTGCTAGGAGCACACTCGGGCACTGAAGGCGGCTCTCCCGGCTCGCCGGTGCTCAAGCCCTATACGTGGGCGTACTGCCAGCCGTCTGTGACAGTGGCACGCTGGGGCGTGCTGGCGATCACTGGCGTTGCCATCACGCCTACGTCGTCGTCAGGTGGAGCCACGGCGTCCTTCGAGGAGATGCCGGTTCTAACTGGCGGCACGCCTTCTGCGACGACGACGGCATGGTGCGTGGCGGTTGAGCCGATTGAGTCTGGGAAGATCGGCAGGGTGGCTGTGGGTGGCGTGGTGCAGTGCAAGGCGACTGTCACAAACTCATCAGACAAGTACGTGACGTGTGATTCAGGCGGTCTAAAAACAGACGTCAAGGGCGAAGGGCTCATTTTGTGGAAGGGTGGCGGCTGGGCGCTTGTGCGTCTCGGCACGACGGCAGCAACCGAGGTTGATGTCATCACAGGCGTGACGCTTGACTCGTCTGGTCTAGTGTTTACGAAAGAAACGCTTTACGTGATCGGCAAGAAGTCGCCGTCGCCGTCTAGCGTCACTGTCTCCACCACGGCCTGCACCTAATGCCACTCGCAACCAAAAACGGCTCGCTGATCGTCAAGGACGGCCTGCTCGCGGAGGGCTGCGGGTGCTGCGGTGGGTGGTATTGCGATGGGTTGCAGTGCGGAATGTGCAACCTCACGACATTTCCGCCCCAGTGTTCGTCGTACTGGGACTCATCGTGTACTACGCAAAATGGATGCAAGACCGTGTATTCAGCATCCCCTTGTAGTCCGTTGACATCCACTGCGTCAGTGTCGGGGCTTGGCGAGACGGTGTTTGACTTTTGTAAGCAAGCCACGGTCATTGCTACCACTTTTAGCGGATGCAATAAGACGTATTCGTCGTATGAGCTGTGCGGCTATTCGAGCATATCGGAGCGAGTTCAGGAGCCTTACACGCTGCCAACACTTTATCTTGGCGCCGTGTGGCACTTTGGGACATTTTTTAGATTTCAAGCCGGATTTACGACACTCCTCGCTTCAGGAGCAAGGACTGCTTCCGGTTACGTTGTATTCCGAGCGTCAGCATCTGCGCAAGTGCGATACATCGAGAGCTTTACGTCTATTGACTGGAATATCTCTGGCGCCTACGAGTCGGCAGCTTTGTCGATTGACTCGCTTCCGACAAACGGATCGTGGCTGTCTGGTCGCTCAACTGTCATTAGCATGCCGGGCACGTACGGCACTGTTGCCGGATTAAGGTGCACAATAGCTGCGCAAGACGTGACCATATCCTTTTCATGAATTGCCATGCCCTGCTACCAACCAGCTAACTTCCCACCCGGCTTCACGTCCACAGGCCGCACGGGCTACCGCACCGAGGCCGAGTGCGTTAACGCCTGCCGCGAGGGCGCGTGTTGCGAGGGCACGACGTGCGCCGTCAAGCCAGCGTGTCAGTGCCAAGGGGCGGGGAAGGTGTTCAAGGGCGTGGGGACGACGTGTACTCCGAATCCGTGTTGCACAAGGTGCGTGTCGTGCTTACAGCCAGACTGCCTTCCGCAATACATTGTGATTTCTTACGTCGCCACATTTAGCGACCGCGTGGGGGCTGGCTTGCCACCGACTCTGTTGCCGAGCCGCACTTTTTCAAATACCGTCACACTGGCTCGCACTGGTGAGTCCAGTGATGCTGTGTGCGGTATGTATACGCTTTTACTACGTGGTGCTGCCGCGCAATCGCTAGGTGGTACTGTGGCTTATTTTGAACTGCGACCCAAAGAAACCGCTTTTCTTATTAGCTTTTTAAGGCGCGCTGAGAACACAACGTGCGTGCGTGATCCTTGCGTCGGATCATTTGCACAATCTGGGCAAGGGCGATTCGGGAACCCGACATTCTGCACAATTACGCAAACATCAACCGGTGCTCTTAATCCGGGAGTTCCTAATGGCGAACTTGCTGACCCGGCTGCGGTGCAGTACACGGGCCAAGCTTTCTTTGGAAACGGCTACACGTCAAAGAACGGTTTTTGTTTTGCCGGTGGTGCTACGAATAGCTCTTTTTGCGACTCTGGCTCTATTGATTTTGGAAGGTTAAACGATCCGTGTAGCGTTACGTCTGGCACAATAATTCAGCGGGGGCAGTCGTTTAACACCATCAGCGTGACGATACTAGATGCCTACTGACAGCCCAGCCATTGTATGCGTTTACGATGCCTCAACTTCCGCATGCTCTGCATGCGGTGTGCGGATGCCGTATCCACACGCTGTGAGAAATTGCCTTCCGCAATCCTCTCCATCAGCGCCCGCCCTACCCACCCACGGCCCCGGCACCGAGTTAAAAAAGCTGCTTGCCAAAGTCGGGGTCACCGCGACGCCCGACTGCTCCTGCAACGCTCGCGCCGCCGAGATGGACCGCCAAGGCGTCGAGTGGTGCGAGGCCAACCTAGACACCATCGTCGGCTGGCTCCGCGAGCAGGCCACGGCTCGCGGCCTGCCGTTCCTCGACCTTGCCGGGCGGCTGCTCGTGCGGCGGGCGATTGCCAACGCCCGACGGATCGCTTGACAGCCCTGCCACGCTGTTGGCATGGGACGCACCAAGCCAAAGCCGAAGCCCGAGGCGGTGATCCTGCCGCCAGACCTCGATGACGACGAGGAGCACGCTGGCGGCGGCATCCCAGACGACGACGGCTGGATTCATCTGGAACGCAAGGAGGCACAGCGTGAAGACGAAAATCCAAAGCGGCGGTCTGCTCGACGACGTGCGAAAGGCAGTAAATGACGCTCGCATCGGTCCTGCGACGTGGTACGAGCGGCTGGCACCCGAGCACCGCGAGGAACTCGATGCCATCAAAGCCGAATGGATAGCTGGCGATCTGGGCACTCGCAAGAAGACCGTCGCTCGAGCACTCGCCGAGAACATGCGTGTCCGTGGCATCTCCGACGTTGGCATGCAGGGGGTAATCGCATGGCTAGAAAAAGCCTGAGAGACGATGTCGCCGCTGACGTCAGCCACTCGCAGCAGCTGGCTGCCGACGCTGAACTCGCACGGCTGCGGTCAGAACTGGCGACGTACCGAAATAGGTACAAGGCGGCTTTGGCTCAGATCGACCGCGAGCGTGAGCGTGGTGACGCACTGGTGCAGCTGCACGGCATTGAGGCTGCGAAGCCGTCCTTGACCAAATCTGTCAAAGGACCGAAGCACTCCGCGACGATGGTCGTGCTACTGTCCGACATCCACTGCGAAGAGCGTGTCGATCCCGAGACCGTCAACGGGTTGAACGACTACTCACTTGACGTATGTCAACTTCGCCTAAACGAACTCCACGAGCGGTTCTTCCGGCTCCTTGAGCACGAACGCCAGCTTGCAAAGATTGACCGCGTCGTCGTCTGGCTCGGAGGTGACTTCCTGAGTGGTCACATCCACGACGACACTGCCGAATTGGCTCAACTCGCACCGCTGGCGGCTACCCGCTGGATAGGTGAAAGGCTGCGGGCGTTTATTGACGCCGTTGCCGATAGCGCCAAGTCTGTAGTCGTCGCCACCAACAGCGGCAACCACGGGCGAAGCACCGAAAAGCTACGCATCGGCACCGAGATGGAGCACTCTTTTGAGCAGCACCTATACCTCACGCTCGCCAGCAGCGAGAAGCGAAAGAACGTGCGGTGGCAAGTGGGCACCGGCTATCTGAACTACGTTGACCTTGATGGGTTCCTCGTACGCTTCCACCACGGGCACGCCATCAAGTACGGCGGCGGAATCGGTGGCATTACGATCCCGACCAACAAGGCTATCGCCGCGTGGGACGCTGTGAAACGAGCGGATCTCACCTGCTTCGGGCACTGGCATCAGTTCCAGTGGCTTCGGGCAGGTCGCTACGTCGCCAACGGCAGCGTCATCGGGCATTCTGCATACGCCACAAGGATCAAGGCGGCATACGAACCACCGTGCCAGGCGTGCATCGTCATTGACCACGGACGCCACGAGGTGACGAAGGCGATGCCGATCTACTGCGACCGTGACCTACGGACGCCCAAGGCTTGACGCATGGAATACGAATTGACTGACGAGTATATCGCCGAGGCACGCCAGCGAGCGTATCGCTATCAGGGCCAGTGGTGCGGCACAAGTGGATCACTGGCAGCAGACGTCGCCAGACTTCTCCTCGAAAGGAAACGCATGCAGGGACACATCACGGACATCGAAAACACGAACGCACAACTCCGAGCCGCTGTGGAGACTCGCCTGGCTGGCGGCTGCTGCGACGGTGGCAAGTGCCAGCCGGCGGCGGACGACGCACCGGCTCGGTGGAAGGACATTACGCAGGCCAGCGCTGCCAAGTACGCCGCAGACAGAGCCGAGCCCGAGGAGACAGTGCCTGTGGATTGGATTCTTCAGGGGCAGAAGGAGATGGAAGCCTCAACGGACGACATCCGCTGGACGGGTGACAGCATCCTTGCCAAGCAGGACGACATCCGTCCCGGCTCTCGCGAGTTCCTTGACGTGCTTGATGAGCTCAAACAGCTGCACCTTCGCAAGACGCTTGACTACGGCGTTGACGAGGACGCACTTAGCAACATCCGACAGAGTTCTGACGTGGTGAACATGCCCGCTTGGGCTGGCTGCATCTTGCGAATCAGCGACAAGATGCACCGGCTCAAGGCGTACTTCCGGCGTGGCAAGTGCGAGTTTGACGGCGTTGAGGACACGCTCAAGGACATCGCCTGTTATGCGGCGATTGCGCTGGTTCTCCACCGAGAGTCAGACCCGGTCTAGTCTGCCTTCCCCCCGGCCTAGTCTGGCGGCATGGCAGAAGATGCTCCATCCGCCGTCGCCGTCATCGACGCACAAATATCGTCATTCCTCGCCGATGCACGGCGCACGGCAGCGGATGGGCTTACATGGCAGGAGTTCGGAGAGTTGCTCAT